AAATGAACTCGCAATCGCCAAAGCATAACCAAGCACATCAGTAAATGAATTTGCCTCCGAATAACTCCAGTATAAAATTATTGGATTGTCGTGCTTTTCTCCTTTACTCTCAATTCTTGTAAGAACATCATAAAAATTGTTCCCGTCTGGCTTTCCATATTTCCAATTGCCAAAATATCCACCATTAACAACACCTTGAGAAATTAATTTTGCTCTGTCTGTCCTTGTAATATCATCATTACCAAATACATTCTTTGTAGTATTGCCAAGATTTATTATAGGGCAATTAGCTTTTACCTCATTCCAATTGGAATATCCTAATAATTTCCCATTTAGTAAAGTTTTGGATGATTTAGTTTTTTCATCAGCAACTATAATCAAATTGCCGACTTTATCTTTAAACATCCCAAACCCAGTTGGGCTTTTTAAATTGTCTGTGCTTCCATTATAAAAAAGAGCCGATCCATTTATTTTTGCCGAAGAACTCGCAGTCGTAATATCATAACACACGTGCAATTCTTTCAATGCAGAAAAATGTTGGATATTATTCATTTTTTAATACCTTTCAGGGTACTTGTAAACTTTATCCCCAGCAACAACTGTTGAATACAATTGTTTATGACCTTTTCCAGATTGATTTGGAACTAAAATCTCTTTTTCTTTTGCCTCAACAACTTTATCCACTACAATAGAATTATCTTTTGGCATTAAGCCCAATTTTTGTAATAAATCTTGTCTAATATCAACATTTCCACTATTTGAATTAGAATTTGAGTGTTGATTCCCTATATTAATATTAATTTCAGGAATTGCTCTACTCCTATTATTACAGCCACATCTTTTTGGGCTATTACAAGCACAAGGTTTATCAGATAATGTTTTTAATTCTAACGATTCCATTGGAGTCCTATATCTTTTTTCTCTATTTGGAGTAACTGAATGATTAAATCCAGCACTTTTCATTGTTGGATCAAGCACAAGCCAATTATTTCCATCTTTTGCCTCAAGGACAATATGAGTAAATCTTAAATCAGACTTATCTTTCCAAGAAACAACTTTATATCTTGTCTTAATTCCATTAATTCTTAATAAACTTGAAAGTAATAAAACCATACTTTCGCAATCTTCACATTTTTTTTGCCCAGTAATTAAGAGCCAAGGCGACGTAATATGTTCCATCCCTTTTGGATCATCACAATAACTTACCGTCTTCCAGACATAGTCAAAACAATTTTTGATAGTTTCTGACTTATTTTTCCCTCTTAATTCTTCAGCTTTTTTCTTTACAACTGGATTATCAGTTGCAATTTGATCTATTCTATAAATCTCTTGAATTATTTGGTCAATTAATCCATCGTGATTTTTAGATTTAATATTTCTTGAATTTGATTTCATTAATTAGCAATTTTAGGTGGATTATTCGGAGCAGTTACAGTCGTTGCAAATGAATAAAGCCCACCAGTTGTTTGCATAATTCCTAAAACTGCCAACGTCTTCCACCAACCATTTTTTTTCCAATTCTTAATTCCATAATGAGAAGCAACACCACCAATTCCAGTAGCAACTGTTGAATAAGCAATTTTTTGATTTTTTGTTAATTCAGTCATTTTCTTAACCTTTTAAAATTTTCGCAGAAGTATTTATTTGAGTTAAGGCATAAACTCCTAATCCTACAAATGCAGTAATTACTATTGCTTTTCCAGTCCAAGTTGGCAATCCAATTGCCGAAAATAAATTTGAATCTGGATCTTGACTTTTTGAACTATTTTTGTATTCATCTGGAATAGAGTTGTTTTTTAAATACAATGAATTATTTGATGGTCTTAATATTCCGTCAAATTTTATAGTTCCATCTTTTGTATAATAATACAATTGATCCAAAACTCTTTTTGTCAATTTTGGATTAAATCCACTTCCTTGACTTACTTTATCTACAACATTACTTTGTTGCTCTTTAGTCAATTTGCTTAAATCATAAATAGGAATTTCTTTTTTTACTACTAAATTTCCATAAGTATTTACAATCGATGCTACTTCTCGCCAATCGATTGATCCAGATACCCAATTCCAGATCCCATCATTCCAATTTAAAGCAGTAACCAGATGAGCAATTGTTCTTTCGTAGTAAGAATTTGCAATTACTCCCCAAAAAAAAAGAGTTTGTTGCCAGAAATCTTGCTCCAAAGGAGGAACTACTTTGTCCGACAATCCCATTGAGATATTATTTGCATCTCTATACATTATTTTCTTTTCTTTTTCATTTTCTTACCAGCTATAAAGCCACCAACACCAACACCAGCCAGTAATAACCAATTTTTCCAATCGCCACCAGCCATTGAATTTTGATTAAAAGTGCCTACATTTGAGTTTGGAGTTGGACCTCCAGAAGTGCTACTTGCAGGAGCATCGGACATTCCACCACAACAAGACATAACTATTTCCTTTTAAATTTTTTTAATATATCTTTAGGTAATAATTTCCTTAATTGGTACTCCTCATTGCGTTTGCTTTTCAATAAAGGATCTTTGCCAATTTTTCTCATTGACATAAATTCCTTATCTGAATAACTAACTACTTCATTAAGCATAACAATACCTACTATATAAGACACTCATTTTTAATTGTCATACTTCGGATTGCTCTAATTCGTTCAAAATATTGGGATTTATAAGAAGTGGACTAACTGAATTTTTTGAAAATTTTAAAACAGAGTCGTAAAAAGATTTGAAATTTTTGCAGGAGAATCCAAGTTTTATATTTTTAGATCTTGCAGTCGAATAGATTAATTTTGATATTTGATAAAGAGAAGAGTCTGGATTTCTTTCCCAGAGTAATTGAATTGCTTGAATTGTGATGATTTTTTTTTCGTGAAGTTTTTTCATTGGTGCATTTTTGGTGCATTGTAAAACAACAATGTACAAATATACTACATTTACAAAGAAAAATCCAACAACTACGGATCAGAAAGTTTGGTGTTCAAATCCTTTTGTGTGTACTAAAAATAACTTATTATTTTTCAGTTAGTTCATTGAAAATATTATGTTTGCAAACAATCGTGGGTAAATTGCTTCAATATAGTTAAAAGTATTATGAAGTGTTGTGAGGTGTAAGTGTTGAAAAAAAGTGGTGCGTTTTTAGTGCATTTTTATTTAAAAATAAATTTTACTCCATTTTTATATGGAGCAACTCATCTAAATTATTTAAAAAATAAGAGTTTGCCTTTATGTAGTTTTTGTTTTTCATTTTAATCACTAAAAATTGTTGAAAATTTATTTTGATATATTGAAACTTTTTCATAGTTTTGCAGTAAAATAATCTGAGTATTATAAAAAATATTAACACTTACTCTTTATAATACTAAAGAATTACATATTTATTTCACAAAAATAGTCAAATGTTATGGAAAATCAAAACTTTGAGAAAGAAGCATTAAGATATTTAGCCAATCAGGATAGAAAATTTAAACTAAAAACAAGTGAAATAGTTACTATTGAGGAGGCAAGTCAAATATTAAGGATTGATAAACCTAAAATTATTGATTTGATTAAGTATGGAGTTTTAAAAGCAGTAAACTCTACCAAAGGAGTTAAAATCTCCAGAAAGTCAATATCCGAATTTGCAGATCAACTATTTCATATTGATTTTCCAAATAATTTTAATGATTTAAGAATTACAAACATCTTCAAACCATTAAATTAATGAAAATTAAATATAAAAATATTTTAACATCTGAAATCATTGCAGTTGCAGGACTGAAATTTTTAGAAAATTATACTAAAATTATAATTGAATTAGAAAAATTATTAATTAACCAACCAGAGAGGAAAAATTAATGGATAACAACCAAATTCTCCAAACACTTATTAATCAAACGATTGGATCTTTTGAACTTTTGCTTTTAGATTACGATTTTAAAGATTACATAAGTCAATATAAAAATTTAATTGTAAAATTAAGACAAGATCGACTTGCCAGACCTACCGATAAAAACATAGACTTACAAATAAACCGATTGACAAGATTAATTGACATTTTAGAATATGCTCAAAAATTAAATGTTAAACCAAATATTAGCTTAAATTAAATATGGATAAAATTAAAAGATTTAAGATAGGCACAATTGTATCAGTTACAATTGAATGTAGGGAAGTTGATAATAACAATTTAGTAAAACCTTATAGATATATATTAAAGGGCTATAAAAAAGTTTATAATGACTTATGTGCTAAAATTACTATGCTTGACTTTAATGATGTTAAAACTAAATTTAATTATTTAGTTCCTGCTGACAAAATATATAAAATTTAATCAAAATATTCTGGGGGATCACGTGGCTTATAATACTGCTGGACTTCTTTACTTTCCATTATCAATGAAATTTTGGAAAGACTCAAAAATAATTACTCTCCGAAAAGAAATTAATGAGATAGCTCCACAAAGATATTTACAGATTTTAACTGAAATTTATGATAATGGATATTTTTTAGAATTTACTAAAGAAAATATTTATTCAATTTCTGACACTTACCATATTGAAGTGGATGAAATAAAAAAAATTGTTGAAAAATGTATTGAAGTTGGACTTTTTAATAAAGAGCTATTTGAAAAATATAATATTCTTACAAGCAAATCTATTCAGAAAATATTTCTTGATGCTGGGAAATCCAGAATTAAAATTGAATTGATAAATGAATATTTATTAATAAACTTTGCTGAAATCTATGAGTTTATTACAAGAGATAGGTTAAAAGTATATATTTATAGTTTTGATAAAACAAATTGCATTATTCTTTATAAGTCATTAGAAATTAACGTGGATAAGTTGGCAACTATGACTTTTAAAGATTTAATAAACTACACTTCGTCCGACAAATTTAACACTCTGCCCGACATAGATGGCGAAAAGTCGGGCATTTTTGATAAAGGAAAGGAAAGGAAAGGAAAGGAAAGTAAAGGAAAGGAGAGTGTGGCGAAAAATCTTTCGCCTGACACACTCACTCACAATTCTTTTTTTCAAAGATGGATCAAAGAAAAGTCAATTCATTTAAAAAAATTAACTCCAATATCAGAAGAACAAGAAAATATACTTTTAAATAGAGTGGATAAATATACTTTAGTCCAGATTGCCTCTGAATTAGATGATAAAATGGAAACTGGATATAAAGTGGGTAAACTTTACACAGTCTTAAATAAATTTACAGATCAATATTTAAAGGGTAGAAAATGAAATTAGGAAATAAACCTTTACCAAACGCACCTGAATCAGAAAAGATAGTAATTGTAGCGATATTGTGGAAACAAGATACTTTTATGAAAATTACCGAATTAGGCATTACTTCAGATCATTTTTACAACTCTAAACATAAAATAATTTTTGAAATATTTACAAAAATGTTTTCATTGAATATTGATATTGATTTAGTTTCTGTTTATGAATATATAAAAAAAGATAAGTTGGAAAATGAAGTACCATTGAAATATTTAGCTCAAATCAACAAAGAAATTCCAGCAACTGCTCATTTCCAAGTCCATTGCGTAATCTTAATTGAAAAATATATGCAAAGGCAAGGTATTTCAATTGCTTACAAACTATATAAAGACATTGAAAGCAACGAAGAAATCACATCAACAATTTATCAAACCATCCACGATCTTGAAAATTCAATTGAATTTAAAACATCAAAATCTTATTATGGTACTGAACTTGCTAAAATAATTTATGATGAAATTTTGAAAAGAATGGACAATAAAAACAATGATCGGTTATATACTGGCTGGGCTGAAACAGACAAAAGACTTGGTGGAATTGAAAGGGGAGATGTTGTTATTGTGGCAGGACGACCCTCGATGGGAAAATCTCATTTGGCAAAAATATTAACTTACAAATGGAGTATAAAAGAATCACACGTTGGAGCATATTTTACTCTCGAAATGACACCTGAACAATCAATGTTTAGACATATTCAAATCCATACTGGAATAAACACAAGGCAATTGAAAGAGGGTGAATTAACTTTAGACGAAGAAAAAAAAGTATTTGATTTTTTAGGAACAATTCACGACTTGAAAAATACATATCACGTGGAAATGATACCATCACTTACTCCTGAAAAATTAAAATCTCGAATAAAAGAATTAATCAAGAAATTTAATTTAAGATATATAGTAATTGATCACGTGGGATTGATGAAAGTTGAAAGGTCAATGGAGAGTAAAACAATTGAAATGACTTTTATTTCAAATTTTACAAAGCAAATAGCCCTCGAATATAATATTTCAATTATTGAATTACTACAATTAAACAGAGAAACTACCAAACAAGCAGGTAAAAAACCAGATTTAAGTAATTTAAAGCAGTCAGGAGCATTTGAAGAAGATGCTGATTCGGTTATTTTTATACATAGACCAGAATATTATGGGGAAAAAGAAATTGAAATTAATAGGAACAGATTAAGTTCTCACAATATTACTGAAATAATTTTAGCAAAAAACAGAAATGGAGATGGAACTGGATCAGAATTTTTATATTCAAATCCAAAAACTCATAATCTTACAAAATTAGACACATTTAATCATTCGATCCAAGAAACAAACACAAGCCATTTTGAAGATGACAATGAAGAATCCGAATTTTAATAAAAAAAATTCATAAAAACCATAAAAAAAATTTGCTATAATGAAACTTTTTTAGTAAATTTGCATATTAACAACTATCAAAATACTTTTAAAAACTTTCAATCAACTTTCATCAACTAACTTTTAACTAAATAATGACTGAAAAGAACAAAATAAACAAGTTTATTACCGAAAATCTGGACTACCACACCACTATACCAGAAATTATAAAGTCAATTGGATGGAATTATAGACAATATTCTAAATTAATTGGTAGATCTGAAAGGTGGCTGGATAACAAATTGAATGGAGATACAACAAAAAAATTAAATAGAAATGATTTTAAAACATTGGAATTAGCTTTTTATCAAAAATTTCCAAATACTAACTTTAATGATTATGTATATTCTGTTACTTACAACAATGCCATAACTCACAATAAAAAAAAATTACATCAGGATATTATAGCCAGAGATCAAAAGATTAAAGAGCTTGAAAATCAAATTGAAAAATTAAATATAAAAATATCTGAACTGGCTTCCCCCCAGAATCCAGATGAGGATAAAACAAGTCAAGGAGGGGATAATACTCCTCCAGATGACTTGGAAATCAAAGGAGATGAAGAATGAAAAAGAAACTTGAAATTTTAGTTGGTGGAATTATATTTCTATTTGGAATTGGTGCAAGTATTTTTATTGTAGCTTGTGTTAAATCTATTGTTGGATAAACTAATTGCTTACTTACAATCAAATATTAGCCAATAGGATCAAAGTTATTGATATTAATATTAATATGAATATTAAGAAATTAACTGAAATATTGATCCCAGATTACCGAAAAAAAGTCAAAGAAATAGAAAAAACAGATATAGAGGTACTGAAAAGATATAAAAGATTTCTTGAGTTAAGTGGGATTGATTATGACAAATTAAGATCTATCAGCAGAAAAGAGCTAATTATAAATTGTCGTAAAATTATCTATATGGATCTATTTTATAGAGGTTACACTAAAGTAGCAATTGCAAATATTTTTAAGAAAAATTGGAGTACAATTGTCTATATGACTAAAAATTTTGATCTAAAATATAACTTAAATCTCAAAAAATCTCTTGAATTATTTATTAAATTATATCCAGATTCGGCTCTGGCAAATCTTTATCAAACCTATTTTACTGATAAACTCCAAAACAATCCAGAGCCGTATTTTACTCAAGAATTTAATATGAATCAAACAAAATTAGAGGAGCAAGAATGACAATATTATTATTAATTATAATTGCAATAATGATATTCCAAATTATCGTAAATTATAAAGCTCAAAAAAGAATGGAATTTTTAGAAAAAATGCTACATTTTTACAAAGGAAAATATGAAGAACAATCAAAATAGCGATTTGCTTGGCGTAGAATCAATTTTTATTGTGCAACTTGGGGATTTTGTTCGAGTAGAGCAAGAAATCGAAGTGGAGGGCAAGAAACACACAGAATTAGGCAAACCTTACGAGATTAGATATTACAATATTCAAAATTTTATCAATGCAGTCCAGTCAGGACGAAAATTTGTAAAGGTGGAAAAATGATTAATTTCATACTAAAAAAAATATTAAAGCCGAAGCCACGAATCACAAAAGAAGATTTTTATGAGTGGTATTCACAAGAAAAGGGTAAATACAAAGCTACTTCAACATTCTGGATAAAAATTTGTGATGAAAATACTCCAGTTGCCGAAGCATACAAACTTTACAAAAAAGACTATAAAGAATTTGACAAAAACTTTGAATATATCCATAGCTTGAGAACTTCGGATGATGGAGGTTGGAAGTGATCAAATCCTTTTCCAAAGCTCTGGTAAAGCATATTGAAGCAGGAGCTAAACAAGTGGACGACGCTACTCGACAAAACAGACTAAAAATTTGTGAAAATTGCGAACACAATCAATTCCACTTGCTTTTCAGAAATAAGTGTCGATTGTGTGGCTGTAAAATATCTTTAAAAACTAAATGGGCAGAGCAGTCTTGCCCTATTCAAAGGTGGTAAAATGGATAAAAGAGAATTAATCAATAAATTAAATGCAGACATCAAAACAATACTAAAAGATGGTACGAGTTTGGAAATTATGCCTCCAATCTTTTTGTTTTGCTTCTTTGATAATATGTTTTATGAAACAAAAGATATAATCTATATTTATGCTCCAGAAGAAATTGAAAACTTTATTGTAATAGATTATTTCTTGGAAGAATTGCAAAAAGTAACAAAGCCCTTCGAAGAAGAATTTGAGATTTATTACTCAAACTTTGAAAGAATAATCCCAATGTTAGATGGATGGAGAGAAATATTTGAAGAATCAGATGTTATTCCAATATCAAAAGAGTTAAAATTTTATGACTTTACATAAGAAATCAGATAAAACACCAGATCAGCTACAAAGAGAGCTGGACGAGTTAATTGTCGAAAGAGTGGCAATATTAAGTGATGACACTCAAGCCGATCAGCACCAACATAGTAAATATTGTCAAGTGCTAATTAATGAATTTGGCGAAATAAAGGGCTTAAACGCTATTCAATTGTATATGATCTATAATAATTTGAATAAGGTGGACATATAAAAAATTTATAAATTTTTAGAGGGGAATTATGAATATCATAAAACACGAAATTCAATATACTAAAGACTACGATCAATTTAGTATTTTGAAAACAAATAGAGAAATTAACAACACTCATTTAAAAAAGTTAATTTCGTCAATGGAGAAACACTATATTCCAAATCCTGCATTTGTAGATAAAAAAATGAGGATAAGAGATGGACAACATAGATTTATGGCTTGTAAATTTTTAAATTTACCTTTTGCATATATTATTGTTGATATGGACGATAAAGATATGATCAACATAAATAAATATCAAAAATCTTGGACTGCTCCAGATTATATCAACCACTATGCAAATAAGGGGATAAGAGATTATATTCTTTTATCAGATGCTATGCAAATGACTGGATTGCAACATCAGATATTAATATTATTTTCTAATCCAAAAATATCTCGAAGCTCCATTCCATCTATCGTCAGGACTGGAGATTTGGTATTTAATGAAGACACATTTTATCTAAACTACCACAAATATGAAGAAATTATAAAAAATTTAGGACTTAAATCACTTACGACACGATCTGAAATATTGGCACTAATTAAAGGAATTTTTGTTCATCCAGACTACGACCATTCAAATATGCTCCACAAATGTAAAAATTACGGACGTGCAAATTATTATAAGTGTGCGACGTATGAGCAAGGTCTGGCTATGTTAGAGCATATTTATAATTATAAGACAAGAAAAGAGAACTGCATCAATTTTGTAGATTTTTACAAACAAAAAATTAATGAATAAACAATGCGTAAGTATGAATATAATATTACACGAACTTATAAGCTCTGGATATTCTGAACACGAGATTAAATTGCAAGAAATAATCCCATTTTGGAAAAAAATACCAGAGCCACATCGGACAACAACTGCTTTATCAGTTATGTTGATTGAAATGAATAAAAAATTATATTATAAATTTATGATAATAAAAGTTTCTGAAATTAAAGATGAACATTATGATTTACATACAAGGGAAATCTTGAGAAGTAAATTACTAAAGAAAAAAAATAACAACTATTTATATGAATTTTATTATGATATATTTAAAGATTCAAAGATACAACCATTTAAAATAATTAGTGATCCAAAAGCATTATTCAAACCAGTCTATAAAAAAAGTCAAAGAATGATATTAATGTCATTAGGTATGCCACCGATAAATTATAATTTTTTAAGCGATGTTGCAGATGCAATCGAAAATGGAAAAGATTTGAATGAATATATTATTAAATATTTTTTAAAACAAGGTTATATCACTAAAGAATAAAAGCCCTCGAATGAGGCACAATTTTAAACCAAATCAGGATAAAAAATGAGAGATATAAAAACACCAGACGAAATGGAAGCTCAAGCAATCGAACATAACATTTTGTTTTGGAATATAAGAGATTGCTCGATTTGTTCAGCACCAATTGGATATAATTTTAACCACACTACTAATAAAGTTTATTTTGATAGTAGTTGCGATTGTTCTCAATCCATTCCGAAAGAATCAGATTGGCAAGACGTTGCTAATCATTACAATAGCAAATCGCTTTCTCCAAATTTTAAAGAAGTGGAAAGATTTTGGAAATTTAATAATTTAGACAAAAAAGTTGAATTATTTAATTTTGTGTTTAATGCAGGAATAGGAGAAGCAGATATAAAACATATTAAATCATTTTATTTAGATGAGATAAAACCATTTGTATTTAATTTAATGCAAGAAAATCCTATGATAGCAGTAGCAATAAATGTTTATGCTTATAAAGGCGAGTTTGAATACTTTGTTAGAATCGTAGCCGAAGTAAGAGGAGGCACAAAATATGACTATGTAACAATCCCAAGAACTTTTTTAAGAAAAGATTTACTAAACTCTAATGACAAGATGTTATTAAATAACTGGCTAAAAGAATTAACAAAGGAAAAGCCAGAACTTGACTTTTCAGGACGACCACCACAAGTAACCAAGGTGCAGGGAAATGGAGATTAAGTCAATAAATAATCGTGAATTTAGAGCAAAATTAAATTCACTAAAAAATGTCCCTTATGCTGTAACAAGCCATAGCAAAATATTAGGTTTTTATATTCCGATAGACTATTTAATAGAAGATTATCCATCAATGCTTAAAACGATTGGGAACAATGCAATGTTATTTGAACTAAAAAAACATTTTCCACTTTTAAAAGTAAAATTTACAGATTGCTTTCAAAGATCAATTGCTGAAAAAATATTAAAAGAATTAGAAGCTAAATATGGAAACACGCTACCAAAAGAAGAATTAATAAAAGCCCTCGAATGAGGGCTTTTATTTATAATCAGTTTTATAAAATCCAAATCCTTTGAAGACTGGATTGGAGCAAGAAACAATCGGTAACATTTTTCCACCACACTCACAATCAAAAATTTGCTTTTTCTTTTGCAAAATTTCCTCTTTTCTTGAGCATTTTTTACATTTATATTCAAATATTGGCATAATCAGTCCTCAACATTATCTTGAAAATATTTTCTGCGAATATTCCAAACTTCTTCATCAATACTATTTTCTGGATATGGTAGGACTGCATCAGCATCGCCACAATCAACATATCCATTAAAATACCCTAATTCAAAAAAAACTTTCTCTCGCCTCGTAATTGGCTCTAATTTTGAGTATTTTAAAAATTTATTATCTTCAAAGATATGATCTAAATTCATTTCATTTCCAAATATTTTTATTAATAATGTTAGATAAAATTCCACCAGCTAAATTTATTGTTTCTGTAACAATTTTTTTACCAGATTCTTTCATTTCAGGCGACATATTTTTTTTAATTTCAGTCCAATCAAGTGGCTTTTTTAGTGATTTTTCAAAAGATAACTTCTCTTTTTCGGCTAATTCTTTATATTTTTTATCTTTCTCAATTTCAATTTCTTTAAAAATTTCCTCTTGGATTTCTTTCTCAACTGGATCAGAAAATTTATCTGGATGATTAGCGACTTTTAATTCTTTTGCCAATTTTTCCACTTCTTCGGCAGTTTTGCAATTATCAAAATACACTTACAACCTCCTCCTTATAAGTATCAAAAGCTAATCTGGGCTTATCTCCCAAATATCTATTTTTTTTGAATGAAGCTACCGATCGAGTACCATCATTTGCTAACCAAACAACAATATCTGGATTATGCTCCCACATTGTCGGACCTTGCATTTTCCCTTTTTTAGACTTGGTATAGTGTAAAACCACAATAAAGCTCTCTGGACGTGATTGAATGTAATCCCACATTTCTTTATGTTTATTTGTGGAAGCACCAGCTATCATTGAAACTGAATCAATTACAACATATTTATAATTGCCTTGTTCCAAAATTTTAGTTAATTCAGAATAAAAATCAGCACCAACATCATCAATAATATCAATATACTGCAAACTAACTGGAGATAATCTCATTGTACGACATTTTTGTTGAATAGTCTTGCCACGTCGGAGTGGCTCTTCAATATTCAGATATAAACATCTATCTCCTTGCTTATTTCTGGAATTTTTGCCACAAAGTCTTGACATAAACCTCAATAAAAACGAGGATTTTCCAGCAAATGCTTCTCCAGAAACAGACATTACAAATGGATCATCATAAGGCAACATAAACAACCATTTCCTATACCTATGATCCATAGGCGTAGGAATTGATTTATCTTTTATAACTTTATTTAGTTGTTGTGTTTGCATAGTTAAGCCAAAAATACTAAAAAAATATCAGTAATACAAAATATTATTTTGTTTTTATAAAAAAAATTTCATAGCTTTGTAGTAATAAATTTATATCCTCAAAAATTAATTGAGATTAACCTTGTCAAGTCGTGAGATTTAGCAAGGTTTTTTTATTATATGTAAATACCCTCCAAATATGAACTTACTAAAAATCACTAAAAAAAATTAATAAAATACTAAAATATTTTTACTATTACTGAAACTTTTTTAGTTTATAAGAGTATTAACTATGTAATCATTTTTAAAAAGAGAGGAAAACAAAATGCAAAACACATATTATGTAATAATCAATCCCACCACACAAAAAAGATTAGCAAGTTATTATTTCGGTGCTTTTTGTGCTGGAGTTAAAGAAGTTTTTAGAATGAGAGATGATGAGTGGTTAGTGTTTAGGACTTATGAAGAAGCAATTTTGAAAATTGAAAGATTTAATAAAGATGTAGATAAGTGGCTAAATGAAAATATAATGATAAGGCAATTACCAGACTGGGAAGCAGTTGGAAAAGCAGATGAATTTATAAAAGAAAGTAAAAATACTCATAAAAACTTAAAAAATTATATTGCCAGATTGAAAATAGAAGAAGTTATTTAATTAAAAAAAATATTGTAATCATTTTTAAAAAGAGAGGAAAACAAAATGTACCAACAACCAATCACAAAAGATATATTAGTCTTTGATAAATATGAAATACATATAAAAGAACTAATAAACCACAAAAGATTTACTAATGCAGTTGAAGTCAGACAATTGACACCAAAAGCAAGATTTAGACCTTACAAGATATTGTATAATTATGGATTTAATAATTATGAGAAAGCTCTTGATTACGCAAAGAAAACAGAAAAAGAGATGAAAGATAGAATAAAAGACAGACAAGAGAGAAAACAAAGAATAGCTCTGGAAAACAAAAATGTAAATGCAAGTGATTTTTACGAAATTGGAGATATTATTGTCAATAGTTGGGGTTATGAGCAGACAAATGTAAGTTTTTATCAAGTCGTTGGAATAACAAAAAGAACAATTAAGACAAAACAAATCAGTCAAGAGATGGTGGAAGGCAGTGGAAATAGTAATGGAATGGCGTGTGAAGTTATGCCAAAAAAAGATGCTTTTATTGTGGATGGGAAAGAATATAAACACATTGTAAATAAAGATGGATATTTAAGTCAGCCAGAAAGTTATTATCACTTTCACAAATGGGAGGGAAAACCTGAATATAAAAGTTGGTATTATTAATTTTCCTTTCTCTTAAAAAGAAAAGCCCTCAATCGAGGGCTTTATTTTATATTTCCAATCAAATAACCTAATCCAAAAGATCCAGTTCCAATTCCAATATCTACCCAAAATGAGTGATGATGTTTGTCGCAAGGAATATAAAGAATTTTTTGTTCAATTGGTATTTCATAAACAGATCTTCTCAAATAAATAGGGGAGAATACATCAGTAACTTTGTTAAATTCCAGATAAAGAGTGTCTTTTGACTTTGGAAAAATAGTGTCAAGAATAGCAATTTGCTTGACTTTCAAGCTCTCTAATTTAGCATAAAGCCCTGAAATACTATCTACCAACAAATTTATTTTAGTACTATCCTCAAAATTTTCACTAACAATTTTGGTAGTTGAGTGGTACTCGTGGATAGTGTCGTTTGGAACTATTATTGGCAATATTAAAGTGTCTATATCTTCAATATATTCCACACCAGTAGTCATTTTAGCATATTGATAGCCACCATAAGCAGACATCAAAAATACTATAATGATCAATGTTAAAAATCCTATGAGTGTGTTGAAGTTCAATTTTTAACCTATAAATCTTCTACCAGTTGTCAAATCTTGCATATATTTTTTGCCCTTATTTTGTTCTCTTAATCTTTCCATTTTTTCTTTTTTACTTCCAAAAAGTATTTGATCTTTTTTCCACATAAAGTCATCAAATTTACCAAAATTTCGTCCTTTGCTATCGACTGCTTCTAAATAATAACCATTGCTATTTAACCAATTATAAAGTTTATCTTTACGATTAAGTCTTACAATAGTACTTCTTTCCTCTGGAGTTCTATCTGGAAGTTCATTTAATAATTTTTCAAAATTATTTTTATGCCAAAATTGATTCACTATTTTTTGTAATGGATTTTTTACTCTTATGCTAACTTCTTCTTTTTCTAACTTTTTAATCCATTTTTTTGGTATTGGAGTAATATAATTTTCTTTAGCGTGTATTTTTAATTTTATCTTTCTTAACTTATCGCCATTTCCACGTACTCTTATTACTTTACTACTCAATCCAGTAGTTTTTTTCACTTTTGCTTGAGCTTTTTTACTTGTTGCCAGATAGACTGCTCCTCCAATTGCACCAAGTCCTAATAATGTTTTTGCATCCATAATTTTACCTTAAAATTTACCTTTTAAAAATTGATTCCAAACTAAATAACCACCAACCAAAGCAGTTGCAACCTTTACACCATTGCCAACACTTGCCAGATTGAAAGAGCCGATTGTTTTTTCTCCTCCCAGAGTTTCCACGTGGATAAAAGCATCAATTTGATCCAGACTTCTCCAGCCAAAATTTACAGAGTCGCCAAAATTTCCCTCAATCGTATTAATTTTACTGCCCTCGACGTAATTTGTAAAACCGACGTGTCCAGTGCCTTTTGTTCCACCTCTTTTTCCCCAATCAATAAAAAAAACTGCCCCTTGAGTAGCAATTTTATTGACTGCAATATTAGATTTTTTTGCATTTGCTAAAAATAAGTGAGTTGATTTTGTTGCAGGTAAAGGATTTTGAACTGCGAAATCTTTACAAGTTTCATCAACAATCATTGACACAAATTCAGCACACCAAGGATCAGGAGTTGGCTCTCCACCAAAATATGACTTAATTTTATCAACACATTTGGATCTATTCGGAGTATTTTTATCCTCTTTACATCCATTCCATTGACTTGCATTATAAATTAATCTCTCTCCGAAAGTCGATGACATTTTAACCTCTTTTTTTCTTTTTCAATTCGTTAGCAATCCATCTTTTTCCAATTGGATTTTGAACAGGTTTTTGGATAAACCTATCAATTGCTTTTTGTATTCTTGGATCAGCAGGACTATCAGAGCTACGATCCACAAGATAAAAATTAGCACCAAATAATTTTTTATATTTAGTAATATTTTTTTGTGCAGAATACCATTTTTCCTTAACTAATGAATCTGGCAAACTTCTGGATCTATTTCTATTCCTTTTTAAAGAAACTTCTAATGAAGTATTAACAAAAATCATTGCACAATCGTAACCTAATTTTTCAGCTAACATTTTTTTCTTTAACATTTTATCGTAATCATCTCCAGTACCATCCACAATCAGCCCTAATCTACCAGCTTCATAAGAACTTTGTTGCTTATTAGTTATCTTTTTAGCTCTACCACGTATTGAGTCCTCTCCAGCTCCAATTTTAGCCCACAAAATAGGATCTTCTTTTTCAATTTTTGCCAATTCTTTTGCATTGATATTGGCTTCAACTAATCCTCTTTCAAAAGCTAAATCAGAATTGACTATTTTCAATCCACTATGAACAAATGAATTTGATCTAACTCCTAATAATTCTTTTGCAGTATAACTTTTTCCACTACCAGTTCCACCAGCCATAAAAACACATTTAAAAATACCTTTGTCATAAACTCCACTTAATCCATTACTCAAGCCACCAGTTTTGCAATTATTTAATTTTTTTCCAGCACTCGAAGTCTGTTCAATCCTCAATTTTGATCCAGCAATACTGCATTGTTTTTTTCTTGAGATTTTTGTACTTTTTCTTGTTGTTTTTTTTGTTGTTGATTTTTTACTTGTAGCCAGATAGATTGCTCCACCGATAGCACCAATTCCTAATAATGTTTTTGCATCCATTTTCTTAATACTCCAGTAATTTTCTTAATTTTTGAGAAAAAGTTAATTTCTTACTTGTCGCCACTTGTTTAGCACTTTTCAGATGATTAACAACTTTATTGCTCAATCCACTTGTTTTTTTATAAGTTCTTTTTGGCTTATTTGCAAGTGTAAGTTGTACATTTTTGCTTTTATTTGAGAAGTAACCACTCATTTTCAGTAGTTCTCTCATTTTTGCATTTGCTTTACTTTTATTTGTAAATTTATAGATTTTAGCTTGAGGATCAGAGTGTTTTCTGTTATAAGCCAACAATCTATTCATAGCAGTTTTTAAAAATGAAGTTGATCCATTGTTGAATTTTGATCCAGCTACATAATAATATTTACAATCTTTTCCAGTAAATCCGTGTATTTCATTCCCTTTCTTAATCACATCACTATCAACAACACGAGTGCTTAATTTTATTCTATCAGATAAACCTCTATTTGCAACCAAAGTGCTTAAAATACTTTCTGGAGTAACTTCTTGATCATAGCCAAACATCGAATCCCCTTGAGTGCTATTTCTGGCAGATACATAATAACTTTCTAAAATATCTCTAAATTTATTTACACCACTTTTTAATGACAACCAAAGCATAGCCACCAAATTATCAGGCATTTCAGCATTTCCGAACATACTTTCTTGATTAAGGAACTCTTTAATTGATACCCCTTGCGTTCTTCTAATATTTTCAAACTTGATAACATCTCTCAAATATGGTAACAAATCAAATTCTTTTGACAAAGTTTGGATTTTAGTCAGCACTGGAATAGCTTTTAAAATTCTATTTGTATAATCTTTAGCACCCTCGATCAATTCTTCGGATGGAAGAATTTTTGCAAGTAATAAATTTTCTAAATTATTTTTTCCAGCAGGAGTAAGATTTCCGTCATTTGTCAGCCAAATTGGACTATTTGAACTTGTAATAATTTCATTTTTTCGCAAGACATCAATCACAACTTTTTGATTTTTGTCTTTTGAAACAACTTGATTGAAAGTTTCATCATCCTCGCCCTCAAATATTTGAGCAATTTCCTCAAATCCTTTTTGGCTTAATGATTTTGCTAAACTTAAACTATTTGTATTTTGATCTTTGGCTCTGGATAAAGTTTCATTTAAAATTCTGGAATACCAACTGCATCTATCCATTTCAGCATTAATCATTCTCACTAAAACTGGATATTTCATTTTTTTAAATTCGGTATTATCTGAAAATCCAAACATCTGGAGTCGTGGCTTTAAATAGTCAATATATTTGTCATAATTGTTCAAGAGCTTAACTCTTTTTAACATCATTATACGACCATTACCACCTAAAACAACATTATCTTTTGAAACAACGGACGGACCAGTCATTGCTTCTGGACTATCATTTATAAAATGATATGGCTTGAAATTAGATGAATAACTTAATACCTTATCTTTTTCAGCCGATTTTTTGTAATCTCTTTCTTGACATTGTTTTGGATATTTAGGATTCCAGTCAAAAGTCCTTTCGTCGTGTGATTGGATCACATCATCAAGTTCCATAATTACATATTTACTTGGAATTTCTTGTGATGGAGTTTCCAGAATACCACTATTTCCAACAATTACTTTCCCTTTCGGAGCAGATTTTTTTACTACTTTTTTTGGCTCTTGGTATTCAGCACTTTGCACCATTTCAATAAAATTATCAACTGGCAATCCACCATCTTTGACAATATTTAATATTTTCAATGCACCAGATTTTAAAGTTTTAAATAAACTTAAATTTCTATTCTTTTTTGAATAGGCATAAGTAATTCCCTCTCTAAATGGTCCATTTGGATTATTCAAACCTCCAAATGCTAAATTACAAGACAGAACATTCTTATTATCTTGGCACAATCTATTTGCCATCGTCACAGAATATTCTAAAATTTTAAATTCTTTTGGTAGTTTGTCCGATCCATAACCTTTGGATGCTTTTTCATATTCAGAAAATGTAATTATCCCACTAACATCAATTTTTCTTTCTTTTTCTTCACTTGCTTTTTTCTCCACTTTCTTTGGCTCTGGTGATGGCTTACGAATTTTAAGAATATATGTATTATAAAAATCTTCGTAATTAAAATTTGAACGTACCCCAAAAGGATATTCATACTCCAATTCTTTAGCCACTTTAATAGCATCTTTCAAGTTTTTAAATTTAATGTTATGGCTTGGAATAGTTTGATTATATTCTGTAATATTCAAAACATATTGACCATTCCCATAAGTGTCCTCATTCACTCTATATTTTTTACTTTCAAAATAAACATTACTCCCAGTGCCTAACTTTCTAATAGGTTTTATATTTGTAGATCTTTCTTTTCCCCCACTTGCTTTTTTTTCGACTTTTTTTGGCTCTGGAGCAGTCTTTTCTTTTTTTAGACTTGCAGGACGTTTTACCCTCGAAACTCTTTTTGTAGGACTTTTCTGTGCGTCGTTTTTTTGAGGAGTGGCAGATTTTTTGTCAAAATCAGCAAATAAACGAGAAATATCCACTTCCAAGTCTTTGGCAATGGATAAAATCTCATTTTTTATTTCTTTAGCTTCATTTTCCGAAAGTTTATGAAGTTTTTTGTTGTAATCATTTACTAATTCTTCTAAAAAATCCACCATTTTTTATTTCCTTTTTAATCTTGCTTTTAATTTTCTTGCTCTCAATTTTGGAGAAGTGTTCCACGCTTTTTTCATTGCAGAACTTCTTTGAGCTTTTGCACCTTTTTTTCTCCATCCACATTTTGAAAGTTGTTTGGCAGAATATGGATTACCAGTTTTAACTAAACTTCTACCAGCGACTTCGCAAACTGCCGACACTCTTTTTTTTCTTTTCTTTGGCATTATTGCCTCCTATTACTTTATAAACAAATTTGATTGCAATATAATTTGTTCCTCTCCATTCAAAAATCTTTCTCCTAATTGTAGCCAAGAGCTTTTTGTGAGGATTGTTCCTAATCTTGTTCCTGACTGATCAATTATATCATTAATTTGTGTCATTACTGACTGCAATTTTTCTTGTTTTTGCTTTTCAGCTTGTTCCAAGATTTCTTTTGCTCTTGCTTCATTCATTGTTGGATTTTCGATTTTTGTTATTTTTTGTTTATTAGACATAAATTCCTCTCTTTAAAAAATTAAAAAAAATTACTTTCTATAATACCACCAAGTTCCAATTGCACCACCAACGAGTAAAATCGCCAGAAGTGGATTGAAACTTGCCACTTGTGGAGATCTTTGTCTGTATGCTTTCTGAAATTTTGCCCAGTAATCCAATCCATCAGCATTTGGATTGTAATGTCCTTGATTATATGCAATTACTGACTTTTTCAAATCAAAGTTATATCTTTTGTATTGATGCAAAAAATACATAGTACCCAATTTTAAGTTATAAACTGGATTGTACATTTCATTAGTCGAGGCAGTTGGAAGTCTGAGCCACCTTTCAGCATCTTTTTTAGCTGGATCAGTCATTTGCATAAGACCCTTTGCCGAACTACGAGTATTTTTTGCCTTTGGATTGTAAGTTGATTCCACAAAGCAAATAGCAGTAACAATATCAGCAATTTTATAAGGATCAACCCAATTATATTTATTTTGCTTCATCCAATTTGCAGTTTGGAGGGCTAAACTATGTACTTGTTTCTCTGTCATTCGTCGTTATTTACACCTAATTTCAATTGAATTTTAATTAATAATTGCTCTATTTTGTCAAGTTTATCATCTACTTTTTTTAACTCATCTTTTTTTGAGATTATATCTTGTTTTATAAGTGCAATATCAGTTTTCATTGCATTTATATCTGTTTCGGCTTTTGTTTTTCCTTGAATTAACCAAGTTCCAATTCCAAGAATTATGACTTGTAATATTCCAATTGCCCAAAAAAAAGCATCTTTTAATAAACTTGTTTGATCAGCCATATAGTTATCATTCCTCAACATTAAAATCAGCAATATTTATAGAATTTAGTTCTTCTATTGTTGTTGAATTATTTATTGCATTTCTTTTGTTAGAAAAAGCACTTTTCAAAGTAGCATAAACAGTTCCAAAACCTACTCCAAACTCTGCAAATTGTTGAGCTGTAAATTGCCTTTGATTATTAGAACTATCTGTTATATAATAATCTGTTATTGCACCACCTGAAATAGTGTTTAAACTAATCCAATCGCCTATATTACCTTTTGTGTTTTCATCTAAATTAAAAGTAAATAAATTATAAGTATAGCCTTCATCTAATTTACTTTGATAATTAGCTTGTAACTCGGATAATTTAGAGTTTTTTGCCTCTTTTAATTGCTTTTCTGTTAATACAGAATTATAGTCTATGCCTTCACCTGTTAATATCCAATTATTAGGAACAGACCCACCGATATTAGAAACCCAATTATTATACCTTTCAACTTGTTCAGCAGTCAATTCGATATACCTAACACCTCTTTCATTTTCTGGTATTTGATTTATTGGTGTTGTTGTGTAAATATTTAATATATTATCAAAAATCATAATATTTCCTCTGTAATTATTTCAAATGTAATCGGCTCACCTAATACTACTTCTACACCCTCATCATAAATAATGTAATAGAAGTTATCTATTTGACTAAAGCTATAATTAACCCAATAAATAGAAGTTCCATTCGGCACTGGCAAACCTTTATAATCGGCACATTGTTGCCTTGCATTAATTGCCTCTTGTTCAGTTTGATATGTATATCCCAACATTAATAAACTCCGTAATATGAATTTATATTAGTATTTATTCCGTTCACATTAGCACCCTCGTAAGAAGTATAAATAATATGTTCTTGAATATTGCCATTAAAATACCCGCTGGTTAATTCTCCGATTAAACCTATGCTATATCCATACGTAGTCCCTGCAGAAGTCGTAGCTGAACCACCAACTAGATTAAGAGTTAATGAACTATTGTTTTTATAAATGTAAATATTTAACCCACTATCATATAAAATATTATATATATTTTGGTTAGTATCTTGCGAAGTCGAACTCGTTTCGTATATCCTATAAGAACTACCATCTCCCCAATATGTGCTGTTTTTATTAGATGTATTAAATCTAAAACCACCCCACCCTGTTAAAGCCGCACCACTACTTGCTACAGAACCTGAAACATTATATGTAACTCCTGTAGCTGATGCTTTTAATGTTTGAAAAATAGAATATCTAGCTGGCTTTGTTATTGCAGTCCCTAACCCTAAACTATCATTAGAGCCGTCGAATTGTAAAGTCGGCTTTCCGTTTTCTAATAAAACACCTGTCGAACTATCATAAATTTTAGGTTGATTTGCAGTAGTGGATTGAGTAGCATTTCTATTGTTTCCACTTTGGTCGTACCAAGTCGTTACAAAACCATTTGTTCCACTGCAAAAACTTGCTAATGAAGTCGTATCTAATTCATTACTAACAAATCCAATATCTTGCTCTGCATTATCACTTGCACGTCTTACTCTTATTGTTGAACCTGAATAATTATATCTTAACTTTCTTAATGAATAAGCAACTGCACTACCTGAATAATTATCTAATAATAGTTTTTTAGGTAAACCTATTCTTCCTTTTTCATTATTTAATATTTTTAAAGCTCCCTTTGGAATTGCTATATCGTAAGCAATTATATTATCCATTAATCCTGAATAATAGTTTAAATACGTACTTGGTTGGTATCTTAAAACCCCAATACTTACATATTTATTACTATTTATATTTCTATGAGTTCCGCTTGCTGTTCCTATTGAAGAGCCGTTTACAAACGCTTCTATATTTGAGGTCGTTCCATTACCTGAACATATACCTCCGAACGAGTTCCAATTTGTATCAACTGTCCCACCAGTAATACCGATATTAAAATCATTAGAACCAATACCAAAATAATATTGCGATGATGCTAAGGACGTTCGAAACCAAGGAGCCGTGTTTGATGCCCCTCCGCTGTCTGAATTAAATGGTCTGTAAAAAGTGGAAGACGATGTTGGTTTTATCCAATATATAAAAGAAAAGTTAGTTTTAAAAAAATCGTCGGTTGTGTTATTAAAATTAATTCTAGTCGAAGTGCCATTAAAAGAGCCTGCACTGTTACTTTGATTAAATTCATTTACACCGTAAGTTAATGAATTGGCAGTAACCGCAATATTATTAATAGAACTATCTGACGAACTATTGTCTAATTTAAAATATATTTTTTTTCTTTTTATATAACTACGACCTATCACGACACTACACTTCCAGCTATATTAATATTACCTGTATCATCTTTAAATATTTCCAATACTAAACGTTCAGATGTAGTAACTGGAATTGCACCTCCAAAGTTATCCATTGAAGTTAATCCGTTTGTTACTGTTCTTGTTGCACCACTTGGAATAAATACTAATAAATGTCTAATTCCTGTTTGTAAATCTGTTGGATCTACTGCTGTTAAATTAAAATCAGCATCGCCTGCAACTTCTACATAATAATTAACAGATAAATCAATACTATTAGCTAAAGAAGTTGAAGCTGTTGCAGTCGTCCACGTAGCACCACCACTGCTTTCATTTTGCCAACTAATTGTTGTTCCGTTGCTCTTTAATACTTGTCCATTTGTTCCAACTGCTAAACGTGTTGTACCACCTGCAGAACGATAAATAATATCTCCCTCCGTAGTCATTGGATCTGCAAACCCACTTGATGCATTTTCCCAATTAACTGTAGTTGCAGTTGCTGTTAAAACTTGTCCATCAGTTCCACGTGCTAATCTTACCCAATCAGTTCCATTAAAATATAATACATCACCCTCTGAAACTCCAGCAATATTATTTAAAGCAGTTATTACATTTGCATTATCTGTTACATCAGCTCCATCTTCTACATTTAAAATAGTCCTTGCTTGACTTGCTGAAACTTGTTGAACTGCACCAGACCCACCTGCGTGCCTTCCTAAAAAATGGTTTGTAGCAATATCTTCGATTTTACCAAGTGTTACATTACTATTTAATATTTTAGCAGTTGTTACTGAAGTATCAGCTAATTTTCCAGTAGTTACATTCAAATCAACAAGTTTTGCAGTAGTTACAGAATTATCAGCCAAGCCCAAAGTAACGAAATTTCCACCATCAACATAGTCGAAAGTGGAATCTACTCTCAAAGCTCCAGTCGAGCCAGTTGCACCAAGATAATCAGCAGTTGCAAGGACATCAACTTTAACTTTTCCATCTGAAACACCTCCACCACCACCTGAAT